GCCGTCAGATATTTCATGGATACTAAGGGTGGGGGGTAGTGAGCGAACGCAGTGAGCGAACGGGGGGAGAGCGTAGGGCCCTCTAGGGAGGGCCCCTACGCGACAGGGGGGTAGCAAGTGCCCCCTCAAGGGGCACTTGCGTAGGGGGGGTTGACACCCACCTGCTCACCGGGTACGCTCCCGGGTGACCTGTCCTGAGAATCGGGACATCGAGACACCTGGGGGAAGACCATGCTCACCATCATCCTGCTCCTCATCGCCGCTGTCTGCTTCGGTCTTGCCGTGCTGAACGTGGCGAGCAAGATCAACCTCATCGCGCTGGGGCGGTTCTCCTGGGTTCTGTCCGTCCTGGTCCCCCTGATCCACTGACACCTTCCGGCCTGGGTGTGATAGGATGTGTCGTATGAGACACGCGACACGCAACCCACCCGGGCGCTCGGAGCACATCTTCGTCCACCGGGTCCTCGAACTGGCCGGAGAGGCCCTGTACTTCGCGTGGTGCGCGGCCTTCACGATTGTCCTCATCGGCTGGGCCCTCACCGCGGCGGGGTAGGGATAGGATCTAGTCGTACCCCGGTGGACCTGCCGCACATCTGTTGGTGGCGGGCACCGAGGTCGTCGGGGAGACGGGCAAGTGACGCCCGCAGCGGCCTAGAGACGCGCCCGACCATCCCAGGCACGATGTGAAACTGCCCACCTCATACTGACGGGTGCGGTCGTAAGCCTGGTGGCGGTGCACCCACGTCGCGCTGTGTTCGGGGGTCTCCCCTAGGGTCCGGCCTCTGGCCGTGTTTCCCGATACGAACCCGGCCGTACCCGTCACCCCGTAGGGCAAGACCCTGCAAGACCGACGCTAGGAGCGCACGATGAGATTCCCGCTCGGCTATACCCCGACTGCCCGCGAAGAGATCGACCGCCGCATAGAGGTCATCAGTGCGCGCATCACGGGTTTCGACGTCGATGAGATCACGGAAGCCAAGATGGTCCTGGCTGCGAAGCAGGACCTACTCAGGACAGACGAGGACCGCCTCGCTCAGTGGACCAAGATCCGCGAGCAGATCAAGTAGTCCCTACGCTACCGGTAGCCGTCGTGCTGCGCTACCATTCGCAGCCTGCCCGCTGAGCAAATAGCAGCGCCCACACTATGCAGATAGCAGGGAGGTCCCGTGCCCAAGAAGCCTGGGGCCAAACAGCCGCCGCTAGCCGAGTCCAAGAACATGGTCATCGGGGCCATCGCCTCTGGTGCACTGGTCCGTGACGCCATGGCGTCGGTGGGTCGGTCCGAGGAGACCTACAACGACTGGCGCAAGAAGGACGAGACGTTCCGGCTCGCGGTGGACTCCGCCCGCGAGGTTCGTGCCACGGCCTTGGAGCGCTCCATCGACCCGGGCAAGTTGACCGTCTCCTTCGAGCAGTTCCGTAAGACGTTCCTCTACATGGATACCTACCGCCACCAGCGCGCGTGGATCGACCTGATCGAGGGCCGCGAGTACGAGCCCATCGAGGGCGAGCGGTACGTCTCCGGGTCGAAGAACCGTATCCTCATCAACACGCCCCCGTTCCACGCGAAGTCCTCTACGCTGACGATCGACTACCCAGTGTACCGGATCTGCATGAACCCGAACACCCGTATCATCATCGTGTCGAAGACGCAGGCGCAGGCCAAGAAGTTCCTCTACGCGATCAAACTCCGCCTGACCGACCGCCGCTGGGCCGCCCTCCAGGCGGCCTACGCCCCGGATGGCGGGTTCTCCGGTTCGGGCGAGTGGTCGCAGAACAAGATATACGTGGGTTCCGCTGACAGCGGAGAGAAGGACCCCACGGTTGAGGCCCTGGGTATCGGCGGGCAGATCTACGGTGCCCGCGCTGATCTCATCATCCTGGACGACGTTGCGGACCGCTCCAACGCCCACGAGTGGGACAAGCACATCTCCTGGCTCGATCAGGAAGTGGCGAACCGCCTCTATGGTGGCACCCTCCTGGCCGTTGGTACTCGTGTCGGAGCGCAGGACGTCTACTCCGAACTGATGAACCCGGACCGCTACCTGAGTGGTGCGTCCCCCTGGACGCACCTGGCCCAGCCCGCCGTCCTGGCCTATGCCGATGACACGAAGGACTGGCGGACTCTGTGGCCGCGCTCCTCGCGCCCCCTGGACCTCGACTCCGAAGAGGTCCCCGATGCCAACGGTGAGTACCAGGCGTGGGACGGGCCCAAGTTGTCGTCCATGCGCGAGAGCATCGCGCCTAAAACGTGGTCGCTGATCTACCAGCAGCAGGCGCAGAACTCATCCTCGACGTTCTCGCCCACCTGCGTGTGGGCATCGGTGAACCGCTCCCGCAAGCCCGGTCCGCTACGCGCTGGGGCGCTAGGCCACCCCAAGGGCGGCGGGGAAGGGCTGTTCACCATCGCCTCGATGGACCCGGCGATGACGGGTGAGACCTTCACCCTCGTGGAGAAGGTCGAGCGCGGGAGTAAGAAGCGGTACGTGGAGAATGCCTGGGTGCAGGCGTCCCCGTCCCCAACCTACATCCGCGACATCATCAAGTCGGTCACCATCGAGTACGGCGTGAACGAGTGGGTCATCGAGCAGAACGCCTTCCAGTTGTTCCTGGTCCGCGACCCGGAGATCACCACCTTCCTGGCGTCGCGCGGAGTGCGGCTCACGCCACACTACACGTCGAAGAACAAGATGGACCCCGACTTCGGGGTCGCGTCTGTCGCCCCACTGTTCGGTTCCACCCGGAAGATCAACGACGGCGCGGGCCGCGAGGTCCACAACGGCGACAACCTGATCTCCCTGCCGGACCCGGAGTTCTCCCCGGGGATCAAGGCGCTCATCGAGGAACTGATGATCTGGATTCCCGGCAAGCGCGGCAAGGAACTCCGTCAGGATGGGCCGATGGCCCTCTGGTTCGCAGAGTTGCGGGCCCGAGAGATCCTGGGTGATGGTCGTGAGCAGGTCGAGAAGTTCTTCTACAAGTCCAAGTTCACGTCCCGGAACGGGATGCGGTCAAGGTATGTCGTCCCTGTCAATGGGTATGTCGGCGCGTGAGGGGTGAGGCATGAGTAGCACGTATCTGGCACCCGATGAGGCACTGGGGCAGCGTGTCGAGGCTATCAAGGCTCGCTACCAGGCGCGCGACCTGCGCGCGCGGCAAGTCCGGGCTGTCCGTCACGGCGACTTCGACCAGGTGTCGGCCGGGATCTTCAACGACGAATGGCCCAGGCCCATCGTCGCCAACATGATCGACGTCCTGGCCCGCCACGCGGCTGCCGCGTTCTCCCCTCTCCCGACGATCACCTGCTCATCCGGGTCCATGAGCACCGATGTGGCGCGTCTGCGCGCCGACAAGCGTACCAAGATCGCCAACGGGTACCTCGCAGCGTCTGACGTCCGAAGCCAGATGCAGACCGGCGCTGACCAGTTCAACACCTATGGCATACTTGTTGCCTGCGTCGAGCCCGACTGGGATCGCAAGATCCCCGGGATCTACTACGAGGACTCGATCAGCGTCTATCCCGTGTGGGATCGGCAGGGGAACACCGTCGAGGTGGTTCGTCTGTTCGATCGTACCGAGGTCGAACTCACTGCCGAGTACCCTGACCTCAAGAGCAAACTCCAGGGCCTGTCGTTCTACGGCCGTGGGTCCACCGGTTCGGACGTCATCGAGGTTGCCAAGTACGTCTCGGCCAAGCGCATCGTCTACTTCCTGCCCAAGAACGGGAACATCGTTCTCCAGGACATCCCAAACCCCCTTGGGCGCTGCACCTATGTGTGTACCAAGAAGCCTAGCCTGGATGCAGAGATCCATGGCTCGTTCGATGACCTGATCTACGTCCAACTGGCGCGGCATGTCTTCCAGATGTATGCGCTGGAGGCTGCAGACCAGGCGGTCAACGCGCCCATCGCCGTCCCGGCCGATGTCCTCGACATCCCCATGGGCCCGAACGCCATCATCAAGTCCCAGAACCCGCAGGGTATCGCCCGCGTGCACCTTGAGGTTCCCACGTCTATATGGACCGCGGCGGAGTCCCTCAAACAGGAGATCCAGTACGGGGCTATCAGCCCCCAGGCCCTCGGCGGCAGCGTCGATGCCTCGGTCGTGACCGGTCGCGGTGTCCAGGAACTCATGGCGGGGTACTCCCAGCAGGTCTCCATGGGCCAGCAGACGCTCGTCCGTCACTTCGAGCAGGTCATCGACCTGTGCTTCGACATGGATGAGACGCTCTGGCCCGACGTGTCCAAGGACACCCGCGGGATCACCGACGGTTCCCACTACCGTCTCACCTACACGCCCTCGAAGGACATCGACGGCGACCACTCGGCTGAGGTCATCTACGGCGGAGTCGCCGGGATGGACCCGAACCGCGGTCTGGTGTTCCTACTCCAGACCCTCGGTGGCGGGATCGTCTCCAAGGACTACGTGCGGCGCACCCTCCAGGCCGACATCAACCCCTCCGGCGAAGAGCAGCAGATCGCGCTTGAGGAAGTGCGCGCGGCCCTCCTACAGGGAGTGGCGGCGTACATGCAGTCCATTCCGGCCGTGATCGCACAAGGAGGCGACCCCTCTGAGGTTATCAGGAACGGTCTTGCCATAACGGATGCGCTACAGAAGAATCAATCCCTGGAATCAATCCTGGGTCACCTGTTCAAGCCTCCGCCCTCTCCGCCTCCGGCCCCGGAGCAATCCGGTCAGCCGGGGGGGATGGAGGGGATGGTACCTCCGGGAACCGCACAGGCCGCGGGCGGTGGGACCGCCCTGGCTGGGGTCAATCCAAACATAGCGACACAGGGTCCTGGTGGCAAGCCCGACCTGGCGAACATGTTCGCGGGCATGACGGGCGCTGGTCAACCCAACCTGTCGGCAAGCGTGTCCCGTCAACGCCCGGCGCTCGGTTAGGGGTGGGGTAGATGGCAGATGCACACGGTGGCTACCACGCCCCGCAGTCTCCCGCCGCGGTATCGGGCCCTGGTAAGTTCGCCAAACGGACGGACTCCCAGCCGGTGACCGACATCCCCAACGCCGCCTATGGCGAG